AAACTACCTTTAACAGATGGTAAGTTAGTAGAACTTCAAGCGGCTATTGCAATTAGGCCACAAATCAAATCTATCCTTGAGAAAGAATATTTAGCTTGGTCAGATACAGTTGTTAGAGATGGTTTTAACAAACAAGCTAAAAGAATAGAAAAAGCATTTAAAAGAATTGGTAATATTCCTGTAGAGTTTCAAGAACTTACAAAAGGCGATCTAGCATTAATACAGAATTTAAAACAACAATACTTTACTCAGTTTAAAGATGTGTCAAATACATTTACCAGAAGATTATCAGAGAAAGTTTATCAGAATACATTAGTTGGAAGTGAGTTTGCAGTATTAGAAAAAGAACTTAGACAAACAATAAATGGCATTTATGCTAGTTCAGATGACCCAGAAATTCAACGATTAGTTAATTTTGTAAATGATAATAAATTTAAGAAATCACAACAATCAGCAGTTGATAAAGCAGTACAAACACTTCAAACAAAATTTGCTAGAGATAGGGCTGGAGAGAATATGAAACGATATGCTGGTCAAATACTTAATGATTCTTTGCGTGATTTTGATGCAACACTTAATTTCAATAAGTCTCAAGATGCTGGTTTAACATTTGTAAAATACTATGGAGATGTAATACCTACAACAAGAGAGATTTGCAGAAACGTAATAAATGGTGTAATAAAACCTAAACGAAAAGATGGACTTTTCACAGTTGATGAAGTCAGAAGAATATGGACATCAAGAAGTTGGTCAGGCAAAAAAGCTGGCGACCCTTTGGTTGTTCGTGGTGGTTATAACTGTCGTCATCAATGGTCTTACGTCAATCCTGATTGGTATGACGAACAAGGCGAACTAATAATATAGGAGAAAACAATGTCAGAAGAACAAACAAATGTTGCTCAAGAAACAGCAACAGAAAATCAAACGCAAGAAACAAACACAGAAGTAAAAGTAGAAACACCAAAACAAAACACTTTTACTCAAGAACAATTAGACAACATAATCAAATCAAGACTTGAAGCAGAAAAAAATAAATATGAGAAAAAACTTCAAGAAGAAGAAAACCAAAAAGCTGAAATTCTAAAACAAAAACAATTAGAAGAAGCTAAAACAAAAGCTGATCTTGAAAAAATTATGCAAGAAAGACTACAAGAAAAAGATCAAGAAGTATCGAAATATAAAACTCAAATTAAAAAAGAAAAAGTAGATAATTCAATACTTTCTATTGCATCTAAAAACAATGCAATCAATCCTAGTCAAGTTGTTGCTTTGTTAAAAGATGAGGTTAAGTACACAGATGATGGTCGTATAGAAGTAGTTGATAATCATGCTAATGTACGATATAATGCTAAAGGAGAACTTTTTACTTTAGAAGATAGAGTTAATGAGTTTTTAGATAGCAACCCACACTTCCGAAAAGGGTCTTTGTCTGGTTCAGGAAGCCAGAGTGCTGTTGGTGGTAAAACTGTAAAACCCTTGAACATTCAGGACTTGGATTTATCGAAACCAGAAGATCGTGAAACTTATGCAGAATATCGTAAGAAACGAGATTCAGGTGCGATAGAAATAAACTTAACAAAGTAACTTAATAGGTAAATAAAATGGCAAACGAAAGTACAAGTTCTACGCTATCGGAACTATACACAGAGATAGTAGCAGAGGCTCAATTCGTTGCTCAAGAACAATCTATCATGCGTAATCTAGTAAGAAATTATGCGATTACAGGTGGTGGAAAAGCAGTTGAAGTTCCGATTTATGCGGCAGTTTCAGCGGCGGCTGTTAATGAAGCAACTGATCTGTCGAATACGGCGATCAATCCAACGAGTGTAACTATAACCGCGAGTGAAGTAGGTGTGATGACCACTTTAACTGATTTAGCAAGAAACTCAGCACCAAGAAATGTTGCGGCTGATATTGGTAGATTATTTGGAGAAGCTGTAGCTAAGAAACAAGATGCAGATTTAACTGCATTATTTGATGGTTTCTCAGTAGCAGTTGGAGATGGTTCAGCGGCATTAACTGCGGCTGGTGTTTTCAATGCGGCTTCAACACTTAGAGCAGAAGCATTAAATCTTAACGATTGTGCAGTAGTGTTACACCCTAAAATTGCTTTTGATTTAAAAGCAAATTTAACTAACACATTTGCAAATCCTAACAGTGGCGACTTACAAAACGAAGCTATGAGATCAGGTTTCGTTGGAAGTCTTGCTGGTTTAAGAATATTTGAAACTTCAAATATCTCTAACACAGGAAATGCTGGAGACTACAAAGGTGGTGCGTTCCACAGAGATGCGATTGCTTTAGCAGAAATGCAAGGTCTAAAAATCGAAACTCAAAGAGATGCGTCTTTAAGAGCAGATGAGATTGTGGCAACTTCAGTATATGGCGTAGGAGAAATCCACGATTCATATGGTGTAGAAATCCACATGGATTCATCAATTCAATAATAATTGAATACTTTGTGAGGGTGGGAAACTGCCCTCACATTTAATCAAAGGAGAATAGATGATAAAGATAAAACAAGAAAAACCAGAAATAGTTACTTTAGTAAAAGGTAATAAAAAAATTCAAAGACCATACAACGACTACAAAGCAAACAAAAGAATGTGGGAAATAAGAGGTTTTAAACCAGAACAAGATGTTGTAAAAGAAGATAAAGTTGTAGAACTTAAACCAAAAAAACGTAAAACAAGAAAGAAAAAAGATGAACGAGTGGATTTGGAGACAGATTAGAAAAAAAAGCAAATGGGTTTGGATTAAAGCTAAAAACAACCCAATGTATTCTATTCCTGTTGTTTTAATTATTGCATATCTTATTTGGAGTAATTAATGGCTAATTATACAGGGGCAGATGTAATAACAACGTCAGATGTTTTGAAATATCAACCTGATGCTTTTGATTTTGGTATCTCAACAACAGCTACAGAGACAGTTAATTTTCTAGCACAAACTACTAACGATATTCTAAGAAATTTAAGAATAGAATGGTGGCCTGTATATAAGCAAAATGTATTCACAGATATTACAGTTTTAAATACTGCTGAGATGGTTAATACAAAAGTTAATTTAGATCAGTTTGAACGTGCTGGAGTATATCTATTTCTTGGTAGATTCTATTTACCAGCATTAACTAAATTTAGACCAGAGACAGAAAAAGACAGATTTGAAAGAATGGCAGAATATTATATGGCACAGTACAATATGGAATGGAGAATGATATTAGAAGATGGTGTCGAATATGATACTGATGCTGATGGAAGTATTGTAACAAACGAGAGAGAACCTTTACATGGATTTAGAAGATTGACTAGATAATGGCTGTTCCTTTAATTCTTAAAAGAGTTGCTACAGGGATAGGTATTAGAAAAGCAATTTCTAAAGATGTTAAAAAAGCAGAAATACCTCAAAGTGAAGTAAATAGAATTAAAAGAGGATTAAACCAATTTGCTAAAGGAATTGTTGTAAAAACAGATTCAAACTCAAAACAAGTTATAAAAAAATTAGATAAGTTTGAAGATAGACTTTCAAGAATAATAGACAAAGGTGTAAAACAAGCTGGATTCCAATTATTAAATATTATTAGAACTAAAACAAAAAAAGGTATTGATTTTAGAGATAGACCATTTGCACCTTATTCAGAGGGTTATTTAAAAACATTAGAAAGAGAGGGAAAGCCAACAAATGTTGATCTATTTTATTCAGGAAAAATGTTAGGTGCTTTGACTCCAGATCAAGCACTAAAAAAAACAGGAAAACATAAAATCACTTTAGGGTTTGCAAGAGCAGAAGAAAGAAACAAAGCATTATTTAATCAAGTTTTAGGAACACCAAAAAGAGAATTTTTTGGCTTTAACAATAGAACAGAAATGATTATAAACAAACAATTCAACAGATTTGTAGAAAAAGAAATAAGAAAGTTTAGAATATGAGTGTAAGAGAAAACATAGCAAGTAATTTATTATCTACTATATCAGCTATATCTAGTCCAATAACTATTAGAAAAGCCACAAGACAACCATTTATAATAGACGAATTATCAGAGCAACAATACCCAGCAGTAATAATACAAACATCAGAAGAAAATAGAGATGATTCTGAATTGGGAAGTGGTGCTAAAACAAGAATAGGAACTATTGATTTTGTTATTTTAGGTTTTGTTAAAGGTGCAGAATCTAATATTGATACAGCAAGAAACCAATTAATAACTGCTATTGAAACTTCATTAGAAACTGATATTACTCGAAGTGGAAACGCTTTAGATACAGAGGTTATTCAAGTTGAAACTGATGAGGGTAGTTTATTTCCTGTAGGTGGAATAAGAATGACCATTAGATGTATGTATCAATTTCAAGCTGGAACACCATAGGAGATAAAATGAAAACAAATAAACTATTAGAAAAGATAGCAAAAAAAATAGATCAAATAGAAAAGATGCACGATAAAGAATCTATGCTTTGTGAAGAAGTAAAAGATTTAATTGAAGAAATTAGAGAAAATTCATTAGAAGACGAAGATCATACTTGGGAAGAAGAAGATTTAGAAGAAGATGACTTTGAAGAAGATGAAGAAGATATTGACGAGGAAGAAGATAAATAATATAAAGCGTTATGGCTAAAGATATTAAATTATATAAAGATAATTCAGAGATAGTTATAAATGAATCTAATCTTGAACATTTTTTAAGTCTAGGCTATAAGCAAGAAAAACAAACTAAACCAAAATCTAATAAGGATAAAAAATGGCAACACATCACGGAAAAGAAGGAGTAGTTACTGCTGGTGGAACAGGTATAGGCGAACTTACAGGTTTCACACTTGAAACTACAGGAGATGTTGTAGAAGATACAGCTTTAACAGATGCTACTAAATCATTTGTTGCTGGTCGAACTTCATTCTCTGGAACATTAGAAATGCACTTTGATGAAACAGATAGTCCACAAACAAGTTTAACTGCTGGTTCTTCTATCGCTTTTATTTTATTGCCTGAGGGTAATTCAAGTGGCGACAGAAGTTTTACAGGAACAGGAATTGTTACAGGAATGTCAGTTAATAACTCAATGGACGCAATAATTTCTAGAACTGTTACTTTTCAAGGTACAGGGGCATTAACAATAGGAACTGTATAATCCTAATTTATGTCAGTTATTGATATTGCTAAGTCTCATTTCGAGAATTTAGGTGTTCAATCTATTGAAGTGCCTGAATGGAAAGATGAGCATGGAAACTCTACTATTATTTATTGGAATCCTATAAACCTTTCTGAAAAGAATATTCTTTTTAAGAAATCAGATAATCTATCAGATGTAAGTATTCTTGCTGATATTCTAGTTATGAAAGCACTAGATAAAGATGGTAAAAAACTTTTTAAACCAGAAGATAAAGTTGCCTTAATGTACAAAGTAGATTCAGATGTTTTATCAAGAATATCAACTGCTATGGTATCAGCCATCACTCCTGACGAAGTAAAAAAAAACTAAAAAATTCCGTAGAATTAAAAAATTTACTTATCGTTGCAGATAGATTAAAAATAACATTATCCGAACTTTTAAAAATGGAAGTTTGGGAGTATAATCATTGGCTAGGATATATGTTGTTAGAACAAGAAGAACATGAATCTGAAATGAGGAAAGCAAGACACAGATAATGGCAAATTTAAAGATAAATATATTAGCACAAGATAAAACAAAAGGTGCTTTAAGATCAGTAAAAGGTGGACTTGCTTCAATTAAAAATGCTGTATTTAGTTTAAAAGGTGCTTTTGTTACACTTGGTACAGGAGTTGCTTTAAGAGCAATAGGTAATGTTGCATCTAATTTTGAAGATTTAAGAGATTCTTTAACATCAGTAACAGGCGGAGTTAGACAAGGTGCAGAGGCATTTAATTTTATCACTGACTTTGCTTTGAGATCACAGTTTAGTGTAGAAAATTTAACAACATCATTTATTACATTAAAAGCATCAGGTATTGAACCAACAGAAAAACTATTAAGAGTTTTCACAGATACTGCGGCTGTAACTACAGATCAATTAGGAACATTAGATGCTTTAACAAGAGTATTCTCTCGTGGTGTTCAAGGTGGATTAGGTCTTGAAGAATTAAATCAAATTGCAGATCGTGGTGTACCTATATTTAGATTACTTGAAGAAGAAATAGGTATTACCAGATTAGAAATATCTAAATTTGGACAAACAACAGAGGGTGCAAAAAAAATATTAGATGCTTTAGAAAGTTCTCTAGGAAAAACTTTCTCTGGTGCTACTCAACAAAAATTAGATAACTTATCTACATCATCTTCTAATTTAGGAATTGCATTTAGAAATAGTTTAGATGTAATTGGTCAAGCTGGTTTTAGTGGTGCTTTAACCACAATGAATAATACTTTATCAGAAACTTTAACATTATTAACTCCTGTTGCAGAAGCATTAGGAAAAGGATTACAAAAAGTTGTTGATAAATTAACTAAAGCCTTAGAAACTTTAAATAAAGCTATTATAATATCTTTTGACTTATATAAAGATTTGAGAGAATTTTTAGGCATACCATTACCTGACCCACCTAAAATTGATATAGATAAAGGTACACTAGAAGAAGCTACTGAAGAAATAGAAAAACAAAAAAATCTTTTTGAAAAGATAGGAGAAGAATTAAAAGGAATAAACAGCAAAAGACTTAAAGACTTACAAGATAAATTTAAAAATATAGAAAAAACTATAGCAGAGGGTATCAATAGTGGTATTACAAAAATGTCTCAAACTCTTGCAAAGTCATTTGTTTTTGGAGAAAAAATACTTGTAAGTTTTAAAGAAATGGCAAGAACATTATTAGCTAGTGTATTAAGTGCATTAATAGAAATAGTAGCAAGAAAAGGTGTAGAACTTGCTATTGAAAAATTAATTACAAGAGAAAAACAAAAACAAGCGGCTTTATCAGGTGCTTCATTTTTCAGTTCTTTTTCTGGTGCATTTGGAATGAAAGCAAGTGGTGGAGCAGTTTCAAAAGGTCGTCCTGTAATTGTTGGAGAACAAGGTGCTGAATTATTTGTACCAAACTCATCAGGCCAAATTACACAAGCCGCTAGAGGAACAAATAGTGGACAAACTACAGTTAATTTTAATATAAACACTTTAGATGCTTCTGGTTTTGATGAACTATTAATTAGAAACAGAGGAACTATTACATCAATAATAAACTCAGCAGTTAATGAAAGAGGGAGTAAAAACTTAATCTAATGTCAGGTGCTTTTCCAATATCTAATTCTAAATTTGAAACAATGGGCATCAAGTCTATTCAAAATACAATTATATCTAAATCACAATCTGGTAAAAAACTTGCTAGACAAATAGATGGTCAAAGATTTGGTTTTACTGTTCGTATTATTACAGGAACTAGAACAGATGTTTATGGAGAGTTGATGGCTTTTATTATTAAACAAAGATCAGGTAAAGAAAACTTTACAATATCTCCACCAGAAATAAAAAATGCAAGAGGAAACGAAACAGGAACAGTTTTAGTTAATGGTGTTCATGCAGTTGGAGATACAACGATTGCAGTTGATGCTCATGCAAATGATAATCCAAATGCTTTCAAAGCTGGAGATTTTATTAAGTTTGCATCACATAACAAAGTATATATGATTGTAGCAGATGTTCAGGCATCAAGTAACGCATCAACAATTACTATTGAACCACCTTTAACAACAGCACTTGCAGATAATTCAGTAGTAACATATGATAATGTTGCATTTACAGTACATTTAACAAATGATATTCAAGAGTTTGGTGCAGTAGGTACAGCTAAAGATGGTGCATTATTGTATCAATTTGAATTTGATGTAGAAGAATCTCTATAGTGAAAAAATATAAAATTACACACAAAATTACTGCTGATTTTATTGCTGAAGTGATTGTCAATGAAGATGAAATCGACACATCAATAAATGATCTAAAAGAATATAAGAAACCTAATAGCAAATTTAATTATACTATGTTAAAAGGTACAGAAAGTGTAACCCAAACTAACTACGAATTATATGACGAGAAGCCTGACAACAGCAGTAAAGAACGAACTAGCAACAAATGATATTAGGCCTGTTCATCTTATTACTATTGGCTTCGGCACTCCTGTTAATATAACAGATTGCTCATTTGATCTAACATCATCAGTATCAGGCTCATCAGTTACTTATTCTTCAAGTGATTTTATACTAGGTATATCTAATCATACTGAAGAAACAGATGTTACAAAATCCACAGTAAATCTAAACTTATCTGGTGCAGATCAAACATTTATCTCTACAGTATTAAATGAAAATGTAGTCAATGATAGTGTAACAATATTTAGAGGTTTTTTAGATGATTCTAATGCTTTGATAGCTGACCCAATGATGCTCTACAAGGGTAAAATAGAAAGTTTTGATATACAAGAAACTGATAAAGAAAGCATAGTAGGTTTATCTATAGTTTCACATTGGGCAGATTTTGAAAAGAAAAATGGTCGTAAAACAAACAATACATCACAGCAAAGATTTTTTAGTTCAGATGTAGGTATGGATTTTGCATCACAAACAGTACAAGATATTAAATGGGGTAGAGCATAATGGGTTTTGGTAGTATTTTTAAAGCTGTAACTAAAGTAGTTGGATTTTTTAAAAACATGAATCCACTTGTATCTCTTGGAGTTACATTATTCTTATCATGGGCATTAAGACCAAAAGTTCCTGAAATAGAAGATTTTGGAACAAATGAATTTGATGATTTTGAACGAGGTATAT